CGGCAAAGAAGGACAAACGACCGGTACATTCCTGAATACACTCAACCGAACCCAGCAGCAACGCCTCTACCAACTGCTCGGCAGCCAGGTCAGAACGCTCCAGACTCAAATGTCGCGACGTGCACAGGTCATCGTCGCTCTCGACGCAATGAAAACCGGCAAGCCCGCAGTCGAGAGAAAACTCCAGCAGGTGGGCGGGCAATTCGCCCAAACCGAGGTACAGACTGCCGTCGCCGAAGCAAGGGCAGTCCAGAACATCAAGGACTCTCTCACGGCCACACAGAAAGGATTCATTCAACAGAATCTGGTCGATGCCGGAAAGTAGTGGTCGAAGTGCACAAGCGACCAAGGCCTTTACCGTCTGCCATTTCTCCGCCGATGACGACCAGGATCAGGGAAGGCGAACGGAATGACGGTGGCAACCCCAGAGAAGCTGAGTTAACAATGAACGAAGCGGCCAGCACGCAGAGGTGATTCGCACCGCCTGCACAAACCGTGTTTCTTTCGTGAAGGCGGGTGCATCGACGAATGTCGCTTAGTTTTTCCTAAGTGATTTGCAGTAAACGACATATACAAAGAGGGCCTCACTTGCGTAGATGGATTTGCACAAAGTTCATCAACGGCAAGGAGGCCCAAGGATGCGGTATTGTAACGAGCAGCTGTTTCGGAGTCAGTTCGAGTTTCTTAAGCGTCAGTTTCTTCAAGATGGCGGCCTGCCTTTCACTGACGTTTTGTCGCGTGAAACTGTCGATCAAGCGTTAGATACGATCGAGTTCGCGTGGAACGAGCGCATCTACACTCCGTTGGTGACGCTTTGGGTCTTTCTCGGACAAGTGCTCAGCGCGGACCATTCCTGTCGCAACGCCGTTGCTCGACTGGTTGTTCACCGGGTGTCGCATGGTCTTAGCGTTTGTTCCTCAAGAACCGGCGCCTACTGTCAAGCACGAAAGCGGTTACCGGAACAGTTCTTCTCGACCATTGCCCGCTTGGTGTCGAGAAAGCTGGAAGACCAAGCCAACGAGCAGTGGCTTTGGAAGGGGCGTCATGTCTCTATGTTCGACGGCACAACCACGCTGATGCCTGACACGAAAGAAAACACCGACGCCTACCCACTGGCGTTCAACCAGCAAGGCGGTGTGGGGCTTCCGCTCGCGCGAGTGGGAGCAATCTTCTCACTGTCTTGTGGCGTGATCTTGGATCTGAGGATCGCCAAGTATTCAGGCAAAGGCCAAGGTGAAGTCACGCTCTTGCATAAAATGTTGGATCTGTTCACAGCGGGCGATGTGCTTCTGGCCGACGCATTGATGAGCAACTGGCGAGTCTTGTTCTCCTGCAAAGAACGTGGTGTCGATGTCGTGACCCGACTCAACAAGGCGCATCGCAAAGCCGACTTTCGATGCGGGAAGCGATTGGGAAAAGAGGATCATCTCGTCACTTGGGCCAAGCCGTCTCGAAGAAGAGGTCTTGACCGCGATCTCTACAACTCGATGCCCGAGTACATCACTGTGCGAGAGGCTCGCGTGCGGATCGACCATCCGGGTTTCCGCACCAAATCGATGGTCATCGTTACCACCCTGCTCGACCCCGTTGCTTACACCAAGAAAGACCTGGCAAACCTCTATCGAGAAAGATGGAACAACGAGCTGGACCTGAGAAGCATCAAGTCAGTGATGCAGATGGAATGCCTGCGTGCCAAGACACCGGAGCTTGTTCGCAAAGAGATTTGGACACACGTCCTGGCGTACAACCTGATCCGCACGATCATGGCGCAGGCGGCAACCAAGAGCGCCATGCAACCTCGCGCAATTAGCTTTAAGGGCACGCTGCAAACGCTCGAAGCATTCCAGCCAGTCATCGCACTGGTCGCTCATGACCGTGCGATGAAAACCAAGCTGTACGACCAGTTGCTCGACGCGATTGTGGTTCACAGAGTAGCGGATCGGCCGAATCGATTCGAACCAAGGAGACACAAACGAAGGCACAAGCACTACGTTCCATTAGCAGTGCCCAGGCAAGAAGCCAAACTCCAGATCCTAAAAGGACTTAGCAAAAACTAAGCGACATTCGGTGCATCGACCGAGGCGGATTGGATTACAGGCCAAATCGCTTCGGTCTTTTTCACCGACTGCAGATCGGCCGAATCATGCTGGATTGAGCGACTGAGACGCGTTTAGTTGGGTTTACAAAACTTTTTTGGTATCTTAGCCACGCAAGCCCCAAGGAATATCAGGGACAAATCAGCCTCGCAATGGATGCGTCGCTTTGATGGAGGCTTAGAGACTCTACCCCGGGGCAGTGTTTTTCTGCCGAGAGGTCATTGCACGACCAAGCGCCCCCTAATTCGTCCGCATGTGCGGCAAAATGAGATTTTGTGACTGACTACCCCCCAGTCTTTGCACCAGGTTGAGTGAGAGAATTGGGGTTGGTAAAGCGGCTGTGTTCTGGAGGCTGAGGCGTAGCCGAAGCCGGAAGAACACAGCCGGCTGCAAATGCGGCAGGGGTTTGGTAATCCAGTGAACTGTGGATGCGGTGATGGTTGTAGTCCAGTCGCCAGCGATCAATCACCCAACATGCTTCCTCGAAGCTCAGGAAGATTTCACGGTTGAGTAGCTCATCGCGAAGCGTGCCATTGAACGATTCGACATAGCCGTTCTCCCAAGGGCTGCCCTTGGCGATAAACAATGTTTTGACATCAGCTTCTTTCAGCCAACGGCAAATTACCTTGGACACGAACTCTGGGCCGTTGTCACTGCGAATGTGTTCGGGGGTGCCGCGTATGGCGAATAGGTACTGCAACACACCCATCACATCTTGAGCGGTAAACGAACGCTCTACTTCTATCGCCAAGCATTCTCGCGTGAACTCGTCGATCACTACCAGCAACCGAAGTTGGCGACCATCCTCGGTTCGATCCGTCACAAAGTCGTAAGACCACACATGATTCTTGTAGCGGGCACGGTGACGTACGCAACCATTCTCACTTCCGCCGGGGAATCGTCGCTTCCGATGCTGTTTTCGCGGGACTTGCATATGTTCCCGCTTCCAAAGTCGATGGACACGTTTCTCGTTCACTGTCCAACCTCGCTGGGTTAACAACCGATGAATACGGCCAGATCCGAAACGAGGACGTTGACGGGCAAGTAAACGCATCTCACGGAGCAGACGCGGTTCATCGTCCACCCGACGCGATTGATATCGTTGGGTGTTGCGTGGTTGACCCAGAACGCGGCAGGCACGACGCTCCGAGACTCTTTCTGGCCCCAAACGGCTACGCACGGTGGACACCGTGCGTCGACGGCGTTCAGGGCTTACCAGTTTCCCTTGGCGGCCTCCTTGAGAATCTCCATATCGAGAGCTTGCTCGGCGACCATCTTCTTCAGCCTTGCGTTCTCTTTTTCCAGAGCTTTCAGTTGCTTGGCCATCTCTGGTTTCATGCCACCGTACTTCTGACGCCAGCGATAATACGTCTGTTCGGTGATTTCCAGCAGCTTGCAAATTTCGGGCACCTTCTTGCCCTTACCAAGTTCCACGTCGGCTTTACGAAGTTTGGCAACAATCTGATCCACTGTGTGACGTTTCTGAGGCATTCTGAAAGTCCTTTCCGAGCGGAACGCTCGAGCAAGATTCTCTCACTCGCAATGGTGCAATTCTAAGGGGGGAGGTCAAGACCCCAATGAAGCGTCTGCGTATCGCTGATCTGCCGGATGTGGTCTGGACGCGACTTTTCTGAATCTGAATTGCATATCGCCCACGGGTCCACACCGTACAACTGCAGGTCCGGCACCATTGCTAATAAGTTAGCTGCCGTACTTCCATGAAAGACTCCGACTTCCACACCTTTGTTCATCGGTCCATCGGCACAACGCAGCAGGTCATAAACAACCTGTGCATGCTTCCCAGAGCCAATCGGCTGAGCCGGGTTCTTGCCCCGCTTCCACCACATCTTTGGCAGATGTCGTTTGGTGCCACCGACAAAGTGATAGACGTAAGTCTGCATCGAACGATGTTCGCACAGATGTGGATTGTGATGGAGCAATGTGTTGAATTCGCCAGGCAAGTACGCAATCCGGCCGGGGCACTTGTCCCAAAGGTGATTGATGACAATGGTTTCGTCACAACCGAATCGCCTGTCGAATTTCGCACCTGGCCCTTTGGCCGCGATCTCGTCAAAGAACTCAGCAAACGTCTCTGTATGATAAAGATAGAAACCGCCATTGGGATGCGCCCACGGCGGTGCGGCCTTTGTGCCAAGACGCCGAGCCCAGACACCGTGAGCATGATGAGCCCATGACGTTTTACCCAGGTTTCCGAAGAGTCCCTGTCGACCAGCGATGATGCCTATCTGATCTTTGCCGACAAGATCAAAGGGCGACGGACAGTCGTCACGAATTAGCATGTCGGTGTCGAGCTGAAGGAGCTGGCCATGACCAACGGTATCGATCACATGCCGGCAAATCATCAGCTTCTGCCAATACGGGTGACAATTACGTAGAGGCTTGCGGATCCAAAGCAGCTTTGCGTTCCAACGCTTTGCGGCGGCCTGGAAGGATTCGATCGTTTTCTTATGGGCCTTTCGTGGCGGAAGGTCCAGTGCTGCGACAATTCGTTTGGTTTCTGACATCCGTGCCCCCTTTATCCATGACGTTTCAAACTTGGGTCGACGTGAGCGACGGCAGATGCGATTTCGTCTTCAGTTGGCTCGATTCCGAGGAAATCAATCAACTGCTCGATGACGCGCTGCGGCTCTGCCGTCAGTTCTGCAAACTCAATCCTGTGAACTGGCACCTCTGGATGACTGGCAATGAATCGCTCACGATGATCGAGCAGTGATCGCTGAAGCTTTTCACAGTGTGCGTCGTCCGCTGCGAACCACTGACCTCGATGCTTGCTGCTGCGATTTCTTAAAGATTTGATGGATGCTTCGATCGGTCGGTCGACGGCGATGATTCGAAGCGAGTCACCCAGAGCCTGGTAAAGATGCTCGGTAAAGCGGCACAGATGAGGGTATTTACCACCGGCGACAGTCCGATCGCGGTTGGCTTCGGCCTTGCGTGGTACGATCCAAGTCTTGAGTTGCCGGTCCAGTTTTTCATCAGCAAACACCGGATCGACCGATGGGAACGGCATCGCTTTCTCGCATAGCTTTGCGAGACCAACAGCCTCGCCACCGCCGGTTGCCTCGTAGCCACCCAGTTCATTCCCCATGTGCACGCCCAGATGGTGCATGATCATGGCGACACAAGAGGTGCCGCTGCGGTGCGGACCGAGGACGGCAAAGAATGGTGAATCGCTGTGGTCAGCGTTACGGGCATCGTTGAAGAAACGTGTTTGCTTCCATTTGCGTCCGCAAATGTTTGATTTGGTCGGTAACTGACCAACCATCCAACGATCGGGCACGTAAACCGGCAATGATTCCTTGCCGACATTTTGACCCTCCACGACAGATTGGTACCTGCGCTGGATCAGTCGCCCTAAGTGATGATCGATGTGATGCTTTTCGTGCCAGTTACTCCAGGTCAGATGTCTGTAGAGGGTCTTCATCGACTCGCGGCCGCGCACCATAAACGCATGGGTGCGATTGACGTTGTAGGGCCGATAGACATGCTCGGTAATCTTTTGGGGCGGGTGCTTGGCGGCATAAAGATGCTGGCCACCGAGGTAGGCGAGGCCCCAGTCTGATGGAAGTTCTGCGACGAATTGATTAAACCGATCGGGAAAGTCGGGTGTGAATCCGGCGTCATCTTCGAAGACGACATAGGAATCGATGCCTTCCAGGAGGCACTTTTCAAGGATCAGTAGATGAGAGCGATAGCATCCCCATGCGCCATTGCCGGCACGCCACTGCGGCGGAGTCGCCACACGGCGTCCGTCGATCGCGGCAAAACGTTCCGGCTGCGGTAGCGGCCAAGGCTGGGGTAGTTGCTGCATCCACTGACGCAGACGATCGTCGCGTCGATCAAGGTTGATCAGGAAGCATCGCTGGACCGGGTACTGGCTGTTAATCCTGGTCGTCGCCTGACTCGGGTGGACCGTCAGGGAATTTTGATTCGTATCGCCGGATGGCGGTGTCGACGAGGGAGCGGGCGACAACTCGCGTAAATCTTCCATGAGGCAATCCTCTCTCTTGGGCTTCTTCCATTAACCAGTCAAGAATCGTGTCGATGTTTTCGCGGCATCCGTCCGCGCCCCAGTCGTTCATGGTGTCTGCGCGCGAGTCACAGTCACACGACGAGTTGGGATGGGCGAACCAGGCAAGCATCTTTTTCAGTTCGCTCCCGGGGCCAGGCCGGTAATCGCCGATGCGTAAACTGACGACCGGCTGAGAGTCTGGTTTGTAGTTATCAAGCAGTATTTTGAGTTCGCGCGTGGGTCGACCCAAACGCTTACGCTGCACCAGAGCCATGCCGATGGTCACGACATTCATTGCGCGCGGGTTTGTGTCTTGCTGGCACGCAATGCATCCACGGGCGGATGCTCGTACGGTGCACACGGCCAAATTGGAAGCGACTTCACACTGGTGGTTGGCTGTCAGAAAACGGCAATGCGTCATCCCGCCACCTCAAGCACTTCACCGTCGTAGATCCCGATCTTTTCAGGTACCGGTGGTTCACTGCAGTCAGATTCAATCAGCTCCCAGCCACACGACCAGATCCAGGTACTAAGGCATTCGCTGCCTGAGCCGCTCGGCGAACCTTCGCTGGGCTTAGAGATCGAAATGTTTGAAATGCTTTGGCTATCCGAGTCGGACTCACTTGGTGAATCAGAGCCCGATGAACTTCCAGATCCACTGCTCTGAGAACCACTGTCACTGCTGCTTGAATCTGAACCACTTGGCTGCGAATAGGACTCACTGCTTCGTGACAGGCTTCTACTTTCGGACGACGAGTAAGACTCCGACTCGCTGGAAATCGAACGGCTTGATTCAGATTCACTCGACTGGGATTGGCTCGATTCGGAATCGCTTGATTCGCTCTGTGAGCTGGAAGAACCAGAGAGTGACGACTGACTCGATTCACTGTCCGACTGGCTTGAAGATGAGTTGGACGACGATGCCGAGGATGAAGGACTGCCTGATGAACTTGAGTCGCTGCTGGATAAGCTGCTTTTGGATTCGGAACCGGATGACAACGAACTGGAATCGGAAGAGCGACTTGATGACTGGCTAGATGAAGAATCTGAGCTGATTGAAGAGTGTGAGTCACTGCTGGAGCCACTAGCTGATGAACTGCTACCAGACGAGCCACTTGAGCTGAGGTTTGATGAACTTGAATTTGAAAGACTGCTGGACGACTCGCTGCTCGAAGACGAACTGGCAGAGCTGCTCGACGAAGAGCTGTCTGAGCTGCTTGAGGATGAGGAAGAACTATCGCTAGAACTTGAACTGCTTGATCCACTGTCGCTTGAGCTACTTGAACTCGAGCTGCTTCCATCGCAGCACCTGCAGCCGATGGTCAGATAAGCCGATGTGTCCTCGTGGAAATGGCAGACGATCTGCTGGGATGGCAACAAGGCATATTCACAGACGTTGTAAACCGAGACCATCGCACCGGCTGGTTGCCATTTGCCATTAACGAACCGTAATTCCCTCGCCATGCCCCAGGACTTCGCACGAAGGCGTTTGCTGGGTTTGCACAGCAGGGTCTGCTTGGGTGGGTCGAGTAGCCATGAGTGGTGCCCATCGAATGTGACACACAGGTACTGGGATTCTGCAGAATCCACCGGAGGCCTTACTGGCTGAAGCCCATGATGCCGGACGACTACCTGAACCGTCTCGCCCTCGGGTCGTGTAACCGGCTCGATCTCGCCGCTTTCGCTTACAGTGTGAAGTTCACACTCAGCCGAACCGGTCTGATTGCCTACTCTGGCAGGGATACCAGCCGCCGGGATCTTGGCGAGATACCGCGTACGGTGCGCGTTGGATAATCTGACAACCGCCCATTTCACTCCGGTGCCCGGTTCACACCATAGGATTTCCGCGCCGCCGTCGGGCTTACTCTTGAGCTCGGTTGCGCTACCGGGAGAGATGTCGGCATAGCGGTGCCAATCCTGCTCCACCTCGATTTGAACAGGGCAGACCCCGCTTACCCAGGCGCGACCGATTTTGTCGTTCTTGAGTGGATCCAGCAGAATGCCAAACCGACCGACAGATTCCTCGGCAGGCAACACTCCGTTGATGGCGACCTGATTTTTGAACTCTCGCGGCTTATCTGTCGGCTGAATGATCGGTGACTGTAGACCGAGGACTGCGAGGCGATCGAGGTCCTGACCACTTTGATTACGAACTTTGATGAGATCGCCACTGCGAAACCAAGCATTGTCCTGCACACTTTGGGCATGCTGCTGATCGACGTGGGCGCGTGCCGCATCGAGCATTGCATTCCAGGTGGGAGCTGGTATTTCGAGAGGTTGTCCCGCTTGCTGTTTGGCGAATTTGTCGCCGCTCATGCTTACGCTCCCCCAAGACCAAGGAGCGAAAAGTCACCGTATTGGTAAACCTGTTCGACGTAGGCTGCGACTGGTTTCTTGATCAGAGCTTTGGCTGTGGTGTCTTCATCATCCGCAAATCTGACCCAAAGATAGTGCCAGCCTTCTTTGCTGATCCCGCTAATATCACCAAGGGTCAAATTGTCTGCGTTGGGACTCGCGGCGAACCGGTAAGTAATTTCCCAGTCGTCCTTGCCACGTTTGGAGCCACTCGCCCCGAGAAACAGAAGCTCCCCTTTGGCAAATCCCTTGAATGCTGCTCCATTGACTTTCCCGGTCAGTGAGAAGAGAGCCAACTTGTAAGCTGGTGTGACCAGGTCGTTGTGAATGAAATGCGTCTCGGTGAAGTTGTAAACGGGAACCGTGATATCCGTGCCGGCAACCTGATCGTCGTTTACACCAATGGCTCCGTGGAATACCGGTGCCGTTTCGTTCGGCGCTGCATGCCGACCAACCGTGGTTAGACTCTGGCTGACATGTTGCGATCCGCCGCCGGTGTCAAAGGTGAATTGCGGTTCCTCTGTCTCGCTATAGCGAACACTGCCGTTCCAGACCTCACCTCCGAGCGGCTCGAACGAATAGTCGGTCCTCCGTAGCCCCAAGTAAGTGAGCGGTGACGAAGCCTCGAGGAGCCCACGAACGGTCACGTCATCGTTTGTGCCACGAATCACGAAACGCAGCTCGGCCGATGGGCTATCGCCCTCGTTTCCCTCGCGGCTGCGGTAAGTTTCGTTGATCGTGATGGGCATGAAAAACACTCAGTCCGTGAATACGAGACGTCCACGTTTTGCCTGGTCGACAAGCATGGCAGTGTTGCTGGCGACCTCCTCGGTAGCCTTGGCGGTTCGCTGGGTGAGGCTGTCGGCGCCCAGTCCGGCCAGTGCCATCGCGTTGAATCCACCTTTGGTTTCCACGCCGGTGGCGACGCTTCCGAGAGTTCCACCGACCGAACCGAGAATGTCTTTGAGGTCAGGTGTTTTGCCGGCAATGGGTGCATCACCGCTTGAAGGTTCATCCGAAGCTGCATCAGGCTTCCTGGCAGCATCGATCGCGTCCTGCCATTGTTTCTTGGCATCATCGAGATCAGCCTGTGCAGCGGCCAGGTCGGTGTTGTATTGATCCTGTCGCTGCCTGTCCTCCGCAGCACGCATTTGATCAATAGCACCCGCGCGGCCTTCACGCCCTTCTTCGATCTCTCGTCGCTTGGCACGGCGTTCTTGGTCACGCCGGCCAATGTCGCCCAGCATCTGGTCCGCTGCCGACTCATTCTTGGCTGCCGTCGCTTCGTCGATTTTCTTCACTTCGGCTTCGACATCGATGTCGTCGGAGAACATGGCTTTGAGCCGGATCCAAGCTTTCTTGATGAAACCGATCGTTGAATGCCATGTCTTGGTCAGTGTGCCCGCGAAAATACTCCATGCGTCGGCCAGGAATCCAATTGTCTCGGTCCACGCCACTTCGACTCCTGCCCATCCATCACTGATGATTTGGGCCATGTCGTAAGTAATCGCAGTCGTCGTCGCAAGAATCGAATCTTTGAATCCAATCCAATAAGCTTTCAGCGTGCTGGTCCCTTTGAGCCACTCCATCTTGAGCGTGAGCCACAAAATCTTGGCAGCCGCGCCGATGTCGCCCTTGGCAAGCAAAGCCCCAATGGCCCCGAAAGATTCCGTAGCGGTGGTTTTGAGATCCTCAAACTTATTGCCTAGCCAAGATAGTGCCTGGGAACCGATGTCGGTCGAATGGATGAGGTAGGCACCGAGTCCTGCGATTCCTGCAAGCACCAGGCCGAGCGGCGATAGAATTGCCCCGAGCAAGCTGCCCACCACACCGATTGCACCGACGACCACACTGAAAAGCGTACCGATACCGCCAACGGCAATTCCCAATGCACTGAGCGCACCACCGATCACAAAGAGTGCGGCACCCGCGGCCAAGAGCGTGATCGCGACTTTGGCGACCGTTCTTACGATCTCTTGGTTCTGCTCGATCCATTTGATAAGACCCGATAGCGACCCAGAGACGACCTGCGCCATGCGTTTCAGCGGCTCATTGAGCGATTCGCCGATCGCGATGCCCACACCCTCGAGTGAGCTTTTGAGGATTCGAAACGCACCACCGATCCCGGACTCCATCTGATCGGCAGTGGCCTGAGCGATACCACCAGCGTTTTCAAGCTCTTTGAGTAGCGACCGGGTATCAGTAACCGACTTGCCGATCGCACTGGCAGCGGTGATACCGAGGAGCCCAAAAACCTCGCTGAATTTGGATGCACGCTCGCCCGAACCAAGATTGGCCGTGGCATCCGCCACTTCGCCCAGCACATCAACCAGTGAGCGAGCGTTGCCCTGTGCATCGTTGGTTGCCACGCCGAAGACTTGCTGAAACTTTTCAGATTCCGCGGCGCTGAGTGTAAGGAGACGTCGTAAGGCTGATCCGGCCGCACTTCCTTGGATCCCCATATTTCCGAGCGAACCGAGGATTGCCAAAGTCTCCTCAAGACTCATGTTGGCATCGGCTGCCACGGGAGCGGCATATTTCAGAGCCTCGCCTAGCGACTCGACACTATTAAAACTTTTATTCGCGGCTGCGGTCAGACCGTCGGCCACGCGGGTCGCTTCACCGGCTTCCATTCCAAACTGACGAATGGTGGCTGCCATGATTCCCGAAGCAAGCGTCGCGTCGGTCCCGGTTGCACGAGCTAGATTCATCACCGCGGCGGTCATGTCCATGATCTGGTCAGGCTTGAAACCGGCTCGTCCCAGTTCGGTCATGAGGGACGCGACTTCACTGGCAGCGAAACTTGTGGTCGCTCCAAGCTGCTTGGCACGATCAGTGAGCTTGGCAAACTCAGCATCGGTCGCCTGCGTGATCGCTCGAACCTGCCGCATGGCATCGTCGAACGACATGAAGATGGCAGTGCTGGCTGTGAGCGGAGCCGCCAACGCTGCACCGGCAGAAAAAACCTGTCGTCCAAGCATCCGCGCCGAGGCACCGAAGTCTTGCAGCTTTCGCTTCGCATCGGCCAGTCCGCGCAGAAACCGCGAGTTTCGCGTCGTCAGCTCAATGTAGGCAGCTCCGGCTTTGACTTGAGACATGGATCCTGCGTGGTATGGCCTTGGGCTTTCCGACCCATCACCCCGGCTAGCTGGCTAACGGTGACTGGGATCGGCCGGCTCGTTTTGGATAACAGTGGATTGAAGTCATTTGCTCGGAACGGTCGTGATCGACGCCGTCGATCGCGGTGGGTCTCTGCAAGGAGGGCCATCACGTGGCTGGCAATGTTCCATTCGTGCGACTGTCTTGCTTTGGCCATCAACACGAGATGCTTTAAGGTCAGAGGCCCTGGATCCACACCCACGATGCCCGCAAGCTTGTAGATCAGTTCCTCGACTTCTCCAGCGTTAAGTCGATCCTCAGTTGATCGATCAGTTGTTTCTCCAGCTCCGGGCTGTCCAGCTTGGCTTGGACCATCTCCATCGCCTTCGTTTGAACCACTGCGTATTTCGCCGCCGCTGATTTCAGCAGGCGGCGCCGGGGCTCCGGGAAGAAGGCCACCAGCGCTTCCAGTAGCGCGGTCGTGGCATCGGTGATCACATCGCCCGCAAGTCCCTCCCCAAACTGCTCATCGGTGATTTGCTGTTGATCTGCCTGCGGCTGGATGATCGCGTAGAGGACGTCGACAAGCAGTAAGACGTCGCTACTGAGTCGCTCGATCAAGTCTCCCTCGACGCATTCAAGCAGATTCACCCCAGTGACCGCTTTGACGCGGCGAATCGTCGACGTATCAATCTCAACGACCCAGACATTCGATTTGCGATCAACAAACTTTTGCATCCTGCTTCACTACTGCTGCGTGTGATTAGACCGTTGGTACATTTGAACCGGTTCCGGTTGTCGACTGAGTGGGTTTCAGCGTGACATCCGCCGAGATCACTTCCTCGAGATTTTGGTTGACGTTGAACTGCATCACCTCGCACGTGAGCGCCAGGGTTCCTCCGGCGTCGCTGATGCTGACGTTGCACGGATCGCCCGACATGAAAAGCCCCTGAAGCGTTGCGAAAGTCGTGTCAGAATCTTTGTTGAGAACCGTGAATTCGATCGAAGCATCTTTCAGTGTGCCGACCGTGGCACGCCAACCGTTGTTTGCGCGGGTGGAGGCATCAGCCTCTGCTTTCTCAAGAGAAACCGTCAGATCTTTGCAGTTGGTGATCTCGGCTCCGTCGATCGTGAGCGTTGCATCGAGACCAAGTTTGACTTCTGGCATCTCTGGTATCCTCCCTAATGTTTCGTAACGCCGTTACCGGACTGAGTTGTGCCAAAAAGTCGGCAGTCTGGAGCGATTGATGTTGAGTGCTGGTTTCATGAATGGCCGCTTGGGGTAACGACTTGGGCCGGTTGACCCACGTCGCTCGTTTTCTGCCTCGATCAACCGGGTTGCTCTGGCAGCCTGTGCGGCGCTCGTGAGCCGGACCCTTGTAAATTTCGTGGTGTACCCCGGCTGCTTGACGCGAATCGGACCAAACTCTCCCACACGAAAACGGTGACGTTTGACAAGCCGTCGTTTCTTGGAGACTCCGCCATGTTCGTGTAGGTTCCAAATCCTGCCTGCGATCTCATTGACCGGCCCGATGACTACATCGGGTTTTGATTTGTTGACCTCGTATCGAATCGATCGCTTGAGGCTGCCGGTTTGGGTATGTGGAGGTGATCCTGGCTGTGAGGACTTCTTGCGTCTGCGAATGCTGCGACGTGCGGTCAGCCGGATTGCTGCCCCAGCGTGACCAAGTGAACGGAAGTTGGCTTGGTGACTCTTTTGCTTCAGTTTGGCGGAGTCGAATTTTGTCTTGGCTGTCACCGCGATCATTTGGCCAGCTCAAAGGTCATGGTCAGCAGGCTTGTGAATTGCCTGAGTTGCTCCCAGTGCTCGGTTGAATAGAGCACGCTGTTTTCCACCTCGATGCACCGCGCTGCCACGAGTGAGTCGAGACGCTTCAATCGAAAGGTGTCCGCGATTTCTTCGACCAGACCGACGAGCGGATCGATCTCGACGTTGTCTCCATCTGAGAACTTCTTCTGCACAGCGATGTCGATCTTGCCGTGATAACGACTTAGTGACCGGTCCATCGGCAGGAATTGCACTTCCCGTGGTACGACGCTCACCCTCAACTCCTTCATATCCTCCAAATCAAAATTGGGCACATAAAGTCGCTCCGCCTCAAACGTTTGAGACAGCGTGGCAGCGTTTAGCTGAGCGGTCACGCTATCGGCAATTTGGAGGATGGTGGTCATGGACTAATCGTGTCGATTTGTTTGGTGTGGATGCGAAGCTTCAGGCGGAACGGGTCACTAAATCGCCAAGGCGGCTCGCCGCCCAGCGACATGACTTCGTAAACAATCGTGTTCTCCCCATCACTTTGATGGATGCGGTCTCCACGGCGGGGCAGTGATCCAATGCTTGATGAGACCAGGTCGGATGTATCGATCAGGAAGTCGCGAACTTGCGATCGCGTGATGATTCCTTCGCCGTCGTCTTGCTGGTAGGTCGATCTGCCGATCGTGGCCTGTAGTTCTGCCTCGGCTGAATCCCGCTTATAAGTCACGCTCTGTGACGCATGGGTCTTCAGTTTCCCAGCGAGCCAGTTCTGTCCAATCCTGAGCAGATCCGTCATCTGCTATTTCTTAACTGGTGCTGATTGGGCCTGCGTTTCTGATAACTGTCGCAGCAGAGCGATCAATTCGTCGAATGTTTCCTGGTCGAGCAGTAGTGGTTTGCCGGCTGCCTGTCTCTTTTCTCGGATGAAGCGAAAGCCCCAGATGACCAGCGCGATCACGGCAGGAATGGAGAATCCGGCCATCAGCAATCCCAGCACCGCTGACCATGGAAAGATGGACGCAGGCACCGCAACAGGAACTGGCTCCGGTGGAATATTGGGATCGATGAGAGGGAAAGGTGTCTTGGGTGGCGGTCGAAAGGGATCGGTGCGCGGTACCGGTTGCCATGGAGGAGCAGATTGTCCGATTAGACCGCTCGGTTCCGACTCGTGAATCGTTTGTAGCCTTGCGATGTAGCGACGGATGGCGTCACTGATCCCGCGGGCCAAACGCTCCGGGTCACCTTGATAAACCTTCTGGAACACGACCGTAGCCGGGTCTCCATAGATTTCACTTCGTGGTGGCTGAATGATGATGGTCGGGTAGGCGGTGATCTTGACCTTTTCCCAGCGAAACTTCTGGCTCTCGTCATCCTTGTCGTAGACCTTATAGTGCGCCCACGATCTTTTCGAATCGCTGGGATTCGCAAGTGCAAGCAGCCACTCGTTGGTTGCCCAGTCTCGCTTGAGCTTCTCGCAAGGGGCGCAGCCCTTCATTGTGAGCACGCTGATGAACCACTTGTCAGCGTCACTTTCTGGTGGGCTCATCGCCGCGACAAAGGCATCAGCGTTCTCTGCCCCGGCGGCGTGAGTGCCCACGTACTGGACGGTGTCACCGAGTCGCATCACTTCCGCGTGGTCGACTTCCGGTCGATTGCTTTGTGCCAGGGCGGCGCTGCTTAGGGAGCCAATCGTGAGGATTGCCAGAAAGAGAGAACGCATTGTCAAATCCTTTTGCCTCAAATGTGTCACCACCACTGGAAGTACTGGGGCCGCTCGGGATGCGGCGGGTAGTCGAGAATCACGACCCACTGACCGCTGGCCAGATGGAGCCGCCTGAACGACGCTTCGTCATAAGCATCGATTCTTGTCGGGGAATTGTTGTTGCAGACGTACCAGGTGCCCGTCTCGGGCTCGTATCCCATGAGCGTTTGGAAGTGAGCGCGGCCTGCTCCGATCGCCGTTCCACGCCCAGTTTCGGCAGCCCACTTCATCCAGTCCCAGGTATTGGAACCAGTGATGTTGAAAGCGCGGATTCCACGGCGATGGCAGTAAGCCGAAACACGAGACGGTCCAGAGCCGCCACGTTCCCGCGGTCCATACTCGGTGTCCCAGAGCAAAGTCGCAGCCTCAGGGACGTTCTGGTCAACGCCACACATCCCGATCGAACACTGCACGCAGGAGCCATCGGGGTTACGAAACCAGTTGCGAATGTCTCGAGGTAAATCGACCGCGAGCCTGTCGTCGGGACAATCGACCGATTGGCCACTGGAGATTTCGGCACCAGCAGTCAACAAGATCGCCAGCGCAAACATCGTGGACTTCACGCTTTTTCTTCCTTGTCGCACGCGGGAATCACTTCGCCGGACAGGCACCTGTCGCACACTTCGTTGTTTTCAATAGGCTGGCTCGGCAATGGCAGTAACACGCCGGCCTGCACTCACACACAGGGCCACAGCCACATCGATGCTGGCCAATATTTCTGACAAAGCGAACCGGTGTGCGAGCCAGTCGTAGGGGAACGTGAGCAACGGTTCGCAAGCGGTACCCACACCGGCCATGAGCCTGCACATTGCAAGGCATCATCCAACAGGCAACCGACACGATCACGGCGGCTGTCCACAGAGAACGCTTCATCGGATTTCCTCTTGAGGGGGGGTGTGGACGGGATTACTGGCTGAGACGAACACGTACCAGTGTCACGCCCGATCCGGCAGCTTCGGTTGCTTTTCCGATCAGCTTGTTCCCTGAGGCAGCGATTAAGGCAAGCGAGTTCACTGAGTCCCAATAGACTTTTGCACCCGCTGAGATCGTCGCGCCTGAGTCCTTCACAAAGTCGAAGACCCCATCAACCGTGATGGTTCCAAGCTCGCCTGTTGAGACATCAGCGGTGGCGATGCCAACAAGATCGCCTTGAACCACCACATCGCCTCGTGAGATGTCACTGGCCGCGAGAAACTCAACACCCTCGCCGGCCTGCACATAAGTCGCTTGCA